CAAGCAATTGTACGAAGAAGCGCTGGCCGACGTTAAGAAATTAAAGGAAGTGGCCGAAGACAACGCCAAGATGGCTCTCCTCGAGGCAGTCACTCCTCGCATCAGAGATCTAATAGAGAATCAACTCCTCGGCGAGTCTATGGTAGGTGAGTTGGAGTCTGATCCCGAAGATCTTCTGATGGACAACCCAGTCGTTGATGCCGCAGGGGCTCCTGTCGGAGCAGTTCCATCACCGGGTGACTCAGATCTTGCCGCTAAGTCGATGTCTATGCCTGACGATCAGGGGAAGGTTACTCTTGATCTAGACTCTCTTAGGTCGGGAGATGAATACGAACTTAGTACAGAATCTGCAGTGGCTCTTGGCCTTGTCATAAATTCTGGTGAAAATCTGACATTTGAATCCAAGCTTAGAGATTTGCAGAATAAAGTCACCAGATTCTCAGGCGCAAGCAAACTCATCAAAGAGACAAGAAGCTTCTCAGGCGCACTTTCCTCCCTTATTTCTGAAGTGGAGGATACGTATTCGTACTTGCAGAATAATCTGCAGGACTCTCCCAAGAAGGACTCCTATGAATCCATTCTTGAAAACTATTACTCAACCCTCAAGCAGCTCATGGAGCAGAAGATGAAAAACAAGAAGACACTTTCAGAAGCCGATTTGACACTCAAGCTCACAGGACTTCCCGACGATGTGGAGGACGCGCTCGAGAATATCGGTGTTGACCTCATCACAGGCGAAGAGGGAGAAGAAGGCGGAGAGGAAGAGGGCGGCGACGACCTCGATCTCGGCGGAGAAGAGGGCAGTGAAGAAGGCGGAGAGGAAGAGGGCGGCGACGACCTCGATCTCGACTTCGGTAGCGATGAAGATTCAGAGGAAGGCTCGAAGGAAAAAATGGAATCACGTAGACTCAGCGACGACACGATCGTCGAAATCGACGAGGGAATGCTTCGTAGAGAGATCAGCCGCATGAAGGCACTTCGCGAAACCGCCGATATGCCGAAGCATGCTGAGAAGGGCCACGGTCCCGGAGATGTTTCTGATGAATTTGCAGAGGATGAGATGGATCCATTCGCTGTGAAGCTCACGACAGAGGCCGACAAAGACGAAGATGAGGGTGAGGACGAGAAGTCTGGTGGCGGGAAGCCACCCGCCAATGAACTCGATGAACTCGATCAGGCCTGGAGCGAGGGAGACGCTCCTACATTGGAGCTCGACGAGATGGAGCTCGAAAGTTCATACACGCAGTCGTCGAAGAGACACCGAGATCTCGACGGACACCAGGCTGCTAACCTTCAGCCTCATGTTCAGAAAAATTTACCTGAGTCTCTCCGCCGCCGCATCGCCGCAGAGATGAAGCTTCAGCTCGAGGCGAAGAAGAAGGCTGGACAGGCCAAGAGCATGTACAAGAACGAGAAGGACAAGGAGAAGAAGGCTCCTCCTTCGAATGAGTCGAAGAAGAGGTCCAGGAAGAACCAGTCCAAGCTCAGGGAGGCCTACAACTTCTACGCAACCAAGTTCAACGAGTCGGTCGCTCGCACGACACGACTCAAGGGTATGCTCGCAGAGGCTACCCGAAAGGGAGCTGTCCTCAATGACGGCGCCAAGAAGTCAGCGGCAGAGACTGATCTCCGCAACAAGTTGGCAGAAACGAATCTGTTCAACGCGAAGCTCCTCTTCACGAACAAGCTTCTCCAGAACGAATCTCTCACCAAGCGCCAGAAGGCCGAGGTCATCGAGAGACTCGACGAGGCGAAGAATGAGCGTGAGGTGAAGCTCGTGTACGAGAGCCTCGTGAAGACCCTCACGGGCACACCCTCCAAGATCACCGAGTCGGCTGATCGTGGAGTCATTGGCTCTTCATCCCGTCCGGCACGTCCTGCCGCAGCCACAAACACCCTCAACGAGGGATTTGAGGCCGATCGTTGGGCACGCCTCGCCGGAATCGTCAAGTGATTCAATAACCAACTCAACTAGGAGAAAAAAGAAATGTCAAAGCACTTTAGTCTTGAGCAGCTTGCTCAGGGAATCAGAGAGAAGCACGTCGGCGCAGAGCGCGCTCGTCTCACAGAGAAGTGGAGCCGCACAGGTCTCCTCCGTGGCCTCGACGGCACTCGCCGCGAGGTCATGGCACAGCTCCTCGAGAACCAGGCTGCCCAGGTCCTCAAGGAAGCAAACACCCTCTCGACCGGTGGTGGAAACCTCGCAGGTTCGGGTCAGATCCAGGGCTTCTCGAACATCGCATTCCCGATCGTTCGCAGAGTCTTCGGTGGTCTCGTGGCCAACGAGCTCGTCTCGATACAGCCAATGAGCCTCCCCTCGGGTCTCATCTTCTATCTCGACTACACCTACGGTTCGAACGTCGGTACACCAGTCGGTGAGACAGGATCGACTTACACACGTGGTCAGTCGCTTTACAACAACCCAACCGGCAAGGGCGTCCAGAGCGGATCGCTCGCCACCGGCGGTATGTACGACCTCGTCAACACCGGTTACAGCCGCGTGACAGGTTCGGCCACAGGCCTCACCTTTGCAGCAGTCGGTGCATGGGGCGGAGCCAATGGAGACACGTGGGCAGCTGGTCTCGAGATCGCCTCGGCCACCATGTTCTCGGGTTCGAACGCCCGCTTCGCTGATTTCGATGGTCAGATCGAGGCAGCTCTCGGAAATAACGATCTTGACATGGCCTTTGCAGTCGTTGACATCAGTGGCTTCGCAAACATGGACAAGATAGCTGCAAACCAGCTTGCCCTCTTCGGCGGCGTCGCAAACGCAACAGCATGGGGCGAGCAGTATCAGGGTGGCACGGGAGTTCTCAACCTCCGTCGTCTCAACAAGCGCGGCAACTGGAACGCTGGTACAGGCGTCTTCACACCAGACGCTCTCAATGGTACCCACGTCCTCACGGTCGTCAAGGGCGCCAACGGAGCAGCTCTCTCCGCAGGATCAGGAACAGGTGCAGTTTCGTACTCGCTCTCGACGGCTCTCTCGGTCGACTCGAGCGTCGGTTCAACGGTCACCGTCCCATCGTTCGAGTCGGACTTCGGCGCGACACCATCGCCCGTCATCCCCGAGATCGACATCAAGATCGAGGCGATCAGCATCACAGCTGAGACCCGCAAGCTCCGCGCCAAGTGGAGCCCCGAGCTCGCACAGGACCTCAACGCCTATCACTCGATGGACGCAGAGGTCGAGCTCACCTCGATCCTCTCGGAGCAGATCGCCCTCGAGATCGACCGCGAGATCCTCAACGACCTCGTGTCGCAGGCCAACGGCGCCAACTACTACTGGAGCCGCTCACCTGGTCGCTTCGTCAACAAGGTGACAGGAGCTCGTCAGTCGCTCGACTCAGGTCTCACACAGATCGGACCACAGTTCACAGGTACAGTCCGTGAGTGGTACGAGACCCTCATCGAGACCGTCATCGACGTCGCCAACACCATCCACCGTAAGACACTCCGTGGCTCGGCCAACTTCATGGTCACAGGCCCAGACGTCTGCACCATCCTCGAGGCCTCGGTGCTCTACAAGCCCAAGTTCTCGATCGACGGTGAGGGTCAGGTCGGCTCGCCCTTCACAATCGGTGCAGAGGCCGTTGGAACAATCTCAAACCGCTTCACGGTGTACAAGGACCCGTACTTCTCACGTAACAAGATCCTCGTCGGTTACAAGGGTGGAAGCTATCTGGAGACAGGGTATGTATATGCTCCGTACGTTCCGCTCATCGTCACCCCGACCATCTTTGCTCAGGACGACTTTACACCACGTAAAGGTGTAATGACGAGATACGGCAAGAAGATGGTTCGTAGCGACTTTTTTGGGACAGTCACTGTAATGGACATGAATATTATTTGATAAAATTGAGGCTCTGCCTTGGTTTGAAGGGTCGCTTCGGCGACCCTTTTTTGTTATATTCATATCCAATACTTCTTTTACACAAAGTACTATCTTTGTTCACAAGGAGTGAACTCGTGTTTTAAATTGGTTATATTTATACCATGAATAAAAACGGTATTGATAATGTTGAACAGCCTTGCATGATATGCTCTCGTCCCTGCTCTGACCGCAGGTCTCTAGGAAATCACCTCGCCCGGTCTCATCCTGAGATTGATGGGTTGAAGACTTATTTCTTGCAGTTCTTCGCCCCTGATGGTCCACCAAAGTGTTCTTGCGGGTGTGGAAAAGATGTTGAATGGCACAAGTCTAAATTTAAGTTTAACGAATATTTGACAGGTCATAACAAGACTGGATTTCGTGCCAAACAGCCAGTTTTTACCCAAGAGCAGAAAGATCGTCGTTCTGACTCAATTCGGAAGGCTTATAAGGAGCGGAGACAAGAAATTGTTGAAAAAATCTCGAAGTCCGTATCTAAGGGTCTGAAAGACTCCGGAATCGATTTTTCAAAATATTTCCAGGAAAAGTGGGAGGATGAGTCATTTAAAGATGCTCAGCATGCCGCTCGAATTAAATCCTGGGAGGGTGAAGCAGGTGATGAGCGTCGTCTGAAAGTCTTTACACCAGAGTTCGGACGAAAGATTGGTCTTGCCAATATGTCTCGAGTCTCTACTTACACCTCCAAGGCAGAAGATGCTTTCTCCAGGATTTTAACCGAGAAGGGGGTTTCTCATCAAAGATCTGTCTGGTTCAACCTGGAGGAGAAGACTTGGAATGCAGATCTGTTCTTTCCAGATGAAGACCTTATTGTTGAGTTTGATGGGATATATTGGCACGGTCTTGATCGGTCTGAAGACTGGACTCTAGATCAGATTAAGAACTTGACAAATGATCTCCGCAAGAATCGACTTGCCAAGGAGAAGGGGTTGTCACTTCTGCGCATCTCCTCCTCCGTTGATCCGTCCACCGTCACTTCAGTTGATGACCTGAAGAGTCTTGCTCATCATTATGTCCGGCGTGGTGAGGTCATAAAAGAGGGTTCTTTTCGTCTAGGTGACGATACACCCCTTATAACACGTGACACTCTGCTCAAGATTGGTCTTCGTGAAGGGGGACGTGAATACCTGGAAGAAGAATATCTTCCCTCCCTAGGAGATTTTTGGAGGGAGTATGTAGGATATTGGGGATGGTTCTACCCACAGTGCTCCACTCCGCTTCCACAGATTATGTCCGCAGTTGCTAAGTCATCAGCGACTCTTGGAATGTCTCCCGCCGGAAGTGATTGGTTAAAGAGTCGAGCGCATTCCTTTTGGGATGTTGACGGTGGTCCTGCACAGTCTCTGTATGACCCGAAGATCTTGCGTGATGTTCTATCCTATCGATTGGGGTTAAACAACTCGAAGGATTACACATATACCCTGTCAGATGGATCACGTGTCACAACCCGAGAGACATTCCATATCTCACCCAAGGATCTTCGCACAGGGTTCTTGGTGAAGAGAAACAAAGTGTCCTGGTTCAAGCCTGCATGGGCTGCGCATATCTATCGGAGATTCTTGGAGGGGGTGGAACGCCCTGTTGTGTGGGATCCGTCCCTTGGATTCTCTGCCCGGATGTTGGGTTTTGCCTCTCTGTTCCGTGAGGGAGAGTATATCGGTACAGATCCATGCTCACATATGATCCGTGATGCACGTGCCATTGCACATAATATTCATGAGGTAAATCCCACCCTAAATATTCGCACCGTTCAGTGTGGTTCGGAGACCTTCTGTCCTGATCCTGGGTCTCTTGATCTTGTATTTACATCTCCCCCGTATTTTGACACCGAGAGATATTATGACGAACCAGGGCAGTGCTGGAGAGATTATAAAGATCTCACTTCATGGAGGGTAAATTATCTTCTTCCTACGCTAAAGTCTGCCCGAGCCGGATTGAAACCAGGAAGCCCTATGGTGATTAATATCTCCCCTAGGTATCGTAGAGACATAGTTGAAGTTGCAGAGGAGGATGGGTTTCAACTAGAGGATGAGTTAAGACTATCCCTAACGAGAGATCATTTTTCTCGCAAAAGAGGGGGTAATGATCCTAAGTATGAGTTATTCCTCGTCTTTAGGTGAATTTTATGCTGAACAATAGATCAAGACGTATCCTCTCCTCTTGGTTCCTCTTTGAGAATGCCGACCCTTCTCCGACCGATGTGGCTCAAATCATCGACAATACAGATCCTGCATACCTTCAGAAGACCCTGGACACTCGAAATCCCGGTGGTGGAATTCAGGCAGGATCTGTCTTTCAGTCTCCGCAAACAGCCGAGTCTTTAAAGAGTGCGGATTGGTCTCCACTTCAAAGCTCTGCCATCAATCCCCCTGCCATCGCATTTACTGCCTTGATTCCGGGTGTCTTGGGAATTACTCCCATTGATGCTCTACCTTCAGACACACCTGTCCGTTTCCAGTTATCTCACGGAGGGTCAGGTGGGAAATCAGGTGTCGCCATGGAGGTTGTCGCTCAGTTCGATTCATCTCTATCACAGGTTGATAACACAACCTTGATTGCAGGACCCAGTCGTGATGACCCATCCAAATTCGTTGTATGGACTTTTCACCCGGGGGATCCCTCTCCTATGGGCAAAGAGATCACTCAATCAACTGCTCTGGAGCAGTTCCCTGACGGCAGAGGGACCATAGAGGATGCAAAGAGTCTTGGTTTCAATTTTGTAAAGAGGGTTGATACCCTTGGTGAGTCTCGCAGGAGAGGGCTTCCTCTCCTTGCACGGATTCATCGTCTTGCCGGTATCCTATAAGACACCATCCTGCATGCATCAGACTCCTCACGGTGAGGTTTTTGTATATTGAATATAAATTCTCCCATTGTGTGAAAGACAAATTCTGACGCATATCTAAGAATACGTGGGGTGATATGCCAAAGAAGAAAGAGCTGAAGATCAAGAATAAGTTCAGAGGATCACCTGACTCTCGACGAGCTTTCGAGCGTATGAAGAAGAGTCAGCCTGTCTCTGACTCTCTCTCCAAGGTTAAGTCTGAGGCAGGTTTCGTTCGGCTTCTTCAGGACTTTATACGTTATGTTGCTGACAACGAGGGCATGAAGATGTCTCCTGCTCAGACCATAAACGCCCTAGATCGTGTTCGAAAATCATTTGAGCCCGGAGTCGTCAAAGAGTCTCGAGAGATCTTTCTTCTGAGAGAGGCAATTAGAGATATTCTGTCAGAGAGTGAGCCTGCAACAACAGGTACGGTGTCGGCCCTAAAAGAACCTGCCGAGAAGAAAGAGCCTACCGACCCTGCAAAAGAGAAGGAGCAGAAACGCCGAGATAAGGCAGCAAAGGCTTTTACTTCAAATGCTGCAAAGAGATTCGTCGATGATGTGAAGAATCAACCTGCCAATAAAGCAATTGGAACCGGAGTCAAAGATGTAGGAGATGCATTTCTTGGATCTGAAAAAATGCAGAAGGCAATGCAAAATGCATCTCCAGGTGAGGTTGAAAGACTTATCAGGAACTATGGAAAAGAGGTGAAAGATAGAATCTCTGCCTCCAAGAATAATCTTTCCGGGGATGAAAAAGAGAATGCGGACAGCAAGGGTGAAGAGAAAGGTAAACTTACAACCCAAGAGAGAGATGCGGGTGAGAAACTCAGGTTGGTTCAGAATTCTTTAAAATGATCTGTTCATTCTTGAGTCATGTTATAGATTCATAATGCGGAAAGAACAAACACCGCGGAGAAATATGAATCGTAATATTCGTAATAATGATGTTGTTGTTGAGAATGAGAAGTTTGTGTCCCGCTCGAGGAACAAGAATGCTGTGATTAGGGTCGTTGAAGAGATTGGTGGAAAGCTTCGCACCGAGACTGCTCGTCGAGATGAGGATACTGCATCGTTCGCAATTACCACAAACTACAACTCGAACTCGAGTGCTCTGTATATTGATCTCCCAAACAGCTCTATTCGACTTAGTGGGTCTGAGGCTCGAACTCTTTACAGACTGCTGAACAAGCACTATAGGGTCTCTGGAAAGTCTGTGTAATTTACATTTTATAGAACATTGATATAACTTAAACGTCCGACAAAATCGGACGTTTTTTTGTACCGGAGGATACATGAATCTATCTAGATCAGAGGCGCTCTTTTTATCCAATATACTGTTTCATTACGAGAAGATGACTCGTTATGATAAAGATGATGAGTATAACTTACAGCAGGTTCTAGGGCTCTCTGACAAGATTGAGCAATTCTTGACAGGTGAGTCATCTCTCGTGGTTCAAGACAAAAGTGAGGGTTCTTCTCATCCTGTTGATGAGTCCCATGATGATCTTGACGAAGACGAAGACGATGATGATGAGACCGATATTTCAGCTATCGTCCCTGTCCCATCTGCCCCCACGGAGACTGTAAGTGGAGGTAAGTTGCATGACTTGACTCCTCTTGATTCTCAGACTGGGTCTGTTGAGTTTGAAGAGAACGATGAAGAGACAGTAGACATTCTTGTCAATATGAACCCTGTAATTGAAGGTGTCTCAATCTTAAAGAGGACAGAGAAGACTCTGGAGGCTTGGTCCGAAGATAATGGAACTTATTTATCTATTCAGTTTCCAAAGGTTCCAAAGACCTGGAAGACTCTCTTGAAAGATGGTGTTTCATATGATGTTGTGAAATAATTTGGGTTTAATAGAAGAAAAGATTATATATAACAACATACAATAATAAATAAGGTGAACTATGGCGACTAGACAGTATACTCGAGGATTGCAGAAATTATTTACAAGATTTTATGGGCCAACTCTTCCTGATGGGACTACTCCTCTTCCGGAAGGAGTGTCGGAAGGTGATCTACTACCCCCAGAGCTCTATATTGATCTTTTAGGTGATGATATCTGTATGGCTCTTGTCGATGTTTTTCTAGACACTCAACCCCCACCTGGGACAACACCTGATGCTTATGCAGTTAATTTTCATAGTCATGAATATCTTTTAGACGTCGTCGGGTCTGAAGGGAACCCTGAATGGACTTCTAGTGATCCGTCTTGGATTATTAGACATTCATCACCCCTTACTGATAAGAAAATTATTTACACGACAAACAACAAGCCAAGTGATTCACCGGATGGATACCTTGAAGTGATGTTTGATTGTGCCGATGTAACTCTGGAGAATGTTCCTGCAGGAGGTAGACCAAGATCAGAAGCTGTTATTCTGTACAAGAGAGTCCTCAAGTCAGATGTTTCAGTATATGCAGGTCCTAACGATATCGATTTAACTAAATCTCCTTTAATTGCTTATTTTGATGGATCATCTGTGTTTTTTACTCCAAACGAAAACGATGTCGAAGTTGTTATTAGCAACAAAGGGTTGATGAGATGGGGAGTTGGTTATGATCCTGTTTCTCCTTGATAAAAGTTTAAACCAATAAACACTTCTGGTAATATTTAAACCTGTAACCCTGAAAAGAGTTACAGGTTTAAATCTTTATATTAAATGTGAGTTTTTATGACTGTACAAGCCGCCTATTATCCTGTTGTTGCCTTAGACTCTCTAAAGGGAGTTCACAACCAGTCACAGCTTGTAAAACCTGTTTATAAGCTTGCCTTTATGAAATCATTCTTTAAATATAATCCTCTCCATCAGAATTGGAGTGATATTGATTACGGTGAGATAGAGACAACGGCTGATTCTGTTAATTTAATCAACAAATTAAAGATTTATCCTGTTGGTGGATATACAATTGAAGTTGATGCAACGATGATCGACGGACACTTTAGGCTATATCCAAGAAACCAATCTTCAATTTCGACTTTGGTGAGCTATGGATTACAACAGGGATGGAATTTCAAGACTGTTATCCTGTATGAGTCTAATTCGGGTTCTCTTGTTTTTGCATTTGATGCAATGAGCGCAATTAATGGAGTTTATGGCGGAACATTTTTAAAACCAAAATTTGTTAAATCTAAAGAGATTTGGAATGATGGTCCACCACTTGTTCTTTCAGACGAACCACCTGATGTTTCTGGTGATCCTGAATTTATGAGCGAGCTATCTCTTCCCCCCTACATTTATGATGGAGAAGTTAGAGGAATAATAGCCGGAGACAATAATTCTTATTATTTGGCTGGAACATTTAGAAGCATTGTGGAGGGAAGATATGCAGGTCGAGGTGCTTTTGATCTTGTTGACGGTGAACTAGGTCTAAAAAGACCAATCAGGTTTAGAGTCAACGGAGGGTCAGTCCATCAAATTATATCTGATGAAACTGGTGGTGTATTTGCACTTGGAGGTTTTTCAAGTCCAAGAAGAAGAATTGCACGATACAATGATAATCTTGAACTAGATGATTGGGCTGTTAATGTTAACATATCAGGAGCTATTCTATCTGGTGTCACCTCTGAAAAATATTTGTATGTTGGTGGAAGTTTTTCATTTATTAGAAACAATTCTGAATTTAGAAATTTAGTTCGATTTTCAATTGATGACGGTGTTTTAGATGAGTTGTGGAGACCTAATCCGAACTCTACAATTAGAGCCCTCTCACTTCTTGTTGAGGAAGGTGAGGGAGACTTAAATGTGTCAGAGAATAAAGTCTTGTATATCGGAGGAGATTTTACTTCAATTAGTTCGAAAGACTCTCTAAGCAACAATTATATTTCATATAATAGAAGATATTTTGTTCGATATAATATTGGTGATGAAGGAGCACAAAATACTCCTGAGATTGACTTAGAGTGGGGACCTGTTCCAAATGCACCGGTTCATACAATTGTGCTTAACAACAGTCATGTTTATGCTGGTGGAGCTTTTACCCGAGTACAGAATACTACTCTGACAAGAGTATTTAGGGCTTTTCATTCAACAAATTTTTACAGAGGACTTGATGTTGGTTGGTCATTAAAAACAACATGGCATAACAGGATTGTTGATAATGACTGTTTTGTTAGTTCTATTTGTCTATATAATCAATATATTTTTATATCAACAAGAAATGATATTATTGGATTAAGAAATTCTGCAATTAAATCATATCTTGTTGAAGGTGGAGTTGAACAGAGTTTCAACCCAATATTTGAGAACGGCCTCTCTTTGTCTCAAATTTGGGACATGAAAATTCATGACAATCATCTTTATTGTGCCGGAACTTTTCAAAAAATTAATGGGCAGACTCGAATTGGTGCCGCATCATTCGATTTAAGTACACCTATACCAACTTTGACCCCCTGGTCTCCGATTTTTAACAGACCTGGACCTGGAACTTCAGGTGAGTTAGGGGTGTCATTTAGACAGACTGAACTAGGATTACCAGGTCCTGTCAGTATTTTTCCATTCTTTGGAGGTGTATTTGTTGGTGGTAGAGACTTAAGCCCATCTTATGTTCGAAGAGGATTGTGCAAAATAAACTCTGATGGAAAAATAGACCCGTGGAATCCAAGTATTGATAATAGCCCTAGTTTTAATTGTATTGAGAGACATGGTGGGTATATTTTTGCTGGATTTAATTCTGACAGAGGACAGTCTCCCGGTCAAAGCACTCAAAGACTTATAAAGATATCGGAATCAACAGGACAAGTTAGTTTAACTTGGCCGGGAGGGTTAATAGGCCCTTCAGGCACAGGAAATGTTCTTGCTTTAAAGGTTTCAGAAAATAAACTATATGTTGGGTCAACTAAATTAATCGGAGGTCAGTCTTACATTGCAAGATACACCCTTGATGAAAACCAGATTACAAAAGACGAATGGGACCCTCAGATTTTAGAACCTTTGGATTTAGGATTTGTTAGCGGAATTGACATTAATAATGATCAAGTATATCTTACAGGAAGATTTTCAGAAGTGGGAGGGTTTTTAAGAGACAATTATTGTGTTGTAAGTGCTCAAAATTCTCAAACGTTTGACACTATGGGAGACCTATCTCCCCGCCTAAACACTGATGGTTCTGTTGATAAATTCCCTGTCCTTGCAGAGGAAGATGGTGCAATTGTTGCAGGTTCATATACTTCAGTCCTGAGAGGGTCAACATCAGTTTTATCCACCGACCCGTATAGCATCTACATGAACTTAAACATTAATGGTGCTGTTAATTCGATTATTTCAGATAATAATGGCGGTTTTTTTCTCGGAGGTCGATTTACAAAAATCCTCGGAAAAAGAAGAGATAGGATTGCACATATCGTTTGGAATTCCACTTTGGAGAGGTTTGAATTATCGGAATGGGCTCCTAAATTTAACGGAGAAATTAGAAAAATTTATATTTATGGCAACCTTCTGTATGTTGTGGGGACTTTTACTTCTATTGGAGGAACAAGACGCTTAAGGGCTGCAAGATTTAATCTTGGTGAAGAAGGACAAATTACGCTTGATCAAAATTTTATAACAGACTTTCAAGGGTCTCCTGTTCATACGGTTGTTTCAGATGGAGATTGTGTCTATTTTGGTCTAAATGATTCATATTTTGAAAGTGGTCTTGATGGTCGTCGTCGATCAATCAATTACTCATCGGACGGCATTTCATTTATCCCATTGTCCAGAAACAATCAAGGAATTATTCGAGTTCACTCGACCACAGGAGTTCTTGATACTTCATGGAAATGCGGAATCTTGTTTACGTCAAGGTATTCTAAATTAGTCGGAAGTGTTTTGGATCTTGCTCTTGACATTTCAAATAATAGAATTTATATTTGCGGCTTTTATAATCGAGTAAACCATCCTGACCCAATAGCAGGAAATTCAACAAGAACATGGATGCAAAAATATGTAAATGCAACATGTTTTAGCATTTCTCCTGATGAAGATGGGTTTGCCCAAATTCATGACTGGAGTGTTCCGATTCCAAGACATCCATACAGAAATATTGATAGCACTAGAGCAAATCAAAAAAGTCCTTTAATGAAGGGTGACTCAAGTACTGAACAATTCTTGTTTAAAACATTAACATCAATAAAAATTTATGGTGACCATGTTTATGTTTCAGGAGCTCCTTTTCGATGGGGACCAACAGGAAACATACATAGATCATCAAGAATTGCAAGATTTCCAAAGGAACAAACATCAGAAAACTTAGGAATACCAGACACAACTTTTAGAGTTTCTGTTCAGTCAAACCCCGGATCAATAGTGTCACTTTCTAATGGTTCGTTTCTTGAGCATAGAGAGAACCTGGGAACCGATATAGAGATTGACGAATCCGGCAATATACATTTTTGTTCTTTGAATTCAAATATTGGAATTTTTACAAATGGGCAATTTGCCTACACACCATTTGATGGATACTTAAAATTAAATCTAAATGGTCAGATTATAAATAGTTTTAACAATATTTCTAGTCAACCTGCTCATGTATCAAGAGTCTTTGATGAAGATCTAATAATTGTCGGGACACGATCTTCAAGAGCATGGGATTTATCTACATCGATAGCTCGAATTAGAGATGAGGGCAAAATTGAAAGAGTAGTTGAAAACTCGAGAGGAACAATCGACATAAAGTTTTCAATGATTAAATTCAAGAACTTCCTCTATGTTCTATCTCAAAACAGGTTTGATGACCTACCAGGTCAATTTTTTAGAGCCATTAATTTGAACAATCGCGCAACCGTGCCCATAAATAAACTTTTAGTGTCTTCCACAAACAGTAATGCAAAAACTCTTGCAAGAGTTGGTAATTACATTATAATAGCAGGTGGAGAGATGACAAGAGACCCTGCTGCTGGAGACTTAAATCAATGGGGAGAGTTTATTGATCATGGAGTTTCCGGTGGAAGAAAAGTTATATATTATAGAATACCCTCGGAGATGATATGACAATTTCTGCAAACTGGGAAGGACCTGTTGCTCTAATGGTTGCTCAATCAAAATGGGGTCTTGAGCCTTGGACATTTCCTTCAGCAGGCATTGGAACTGTAGATTCTGTTGTTACCAAAGTCTCACCTTTTAATCTTCCAACTGCAAAAAACTTTGTCAAATATGGAATGCTTTTTACGGCACAAGAGATTTCTGAAACAATAGG